CAGAACAATCTGCAAGAAATTACGAATTAAATAAAACTCTAACCTCTAAGGTTTCAGGTGCAATTGGTATTGATTTACCAATGCCTGCACCACCATCTCCTGTTATGAGTCCACCACCTGCAGCAGCGGGTGGAAGTTCAGGTACTGCACCACTTCCAGTAGCAAAAGATAAACCAGCACCAGACTTAGCACCCGCAGGCTCTGCCGGTGCACCGACACCTGCGGCACCTCCTCCGCCACCTCCAACTCCAACTGCCGCAGCAGGTGGTGACAAATTCGCAGAGAAAGCAGAATCGAATAAACTAGGTGCATTACAATTCTTAAAAAGAACACTCGGTATATTACCAGATAAAGATGGTGTTTATCTTGATATGAGAAATGGTGAAAAGAAATTAAGTGAAGAAGAAGTTAGAAGCAGAATTTCAGCCGCAGGTAAAGACCCTGATAAAGTTTTAGGATTACTAAAGAGTGCCGATGGCAAAGGCAAAATAGATTTGTCTAGTGGAAATCTAAACACGATTACTGGTGGTGCAGTTGGTGGAGGCGGAGGTGGTGCACCTCCTGCACCATCAGTAACACCTGCACCAATGACAGGTGAACCTCCTGTTTCGGGTGCATCATTATCATCTGCATCAACAGAAGTCGCAGAAGCACAACGAATGGAATCTGCCGCAGATAAAGGTTCTGTTGTTAACTCACCTACAACTAATAATTCATCCAGTTCTTCTGGAAAACCAAGCAAACAAACTGCAAGTGCATATGATTCAGACTTTGCACAAAGATTAGCGGCAACCTAATATGAAAATACCTGAAGGTTTAAAAAGTTCTATTACCTCCAAAATTTTAGGTAAAGGTGCAAAATCAATTGCATCTAAAGTTTCTGGTGGCGGTGGTTCTGATAATACCACATTGATGTTCAAAGTTATAGCCAAAAACTTTATTGCATTACCTGGTATGGCAAGAGACTTAAATGTAGCCAAACAAAATATCATGCAGTTGGTTAAACTGGAAGGTGGAAAAGCATCCAAAGATGCACCAGATGCTCCATTAGGTTCAAAAGTCTTATCTGGTGAAGAAGCACAAGCTAAGCTCGATAAAGAATTAGAAAAAGGTAAATCAAAAACACCAACACCAGCAGTACCTAAGAAACCTGGCGGTGGTGGTCTTCTTGGAACAATAACAAAAATGTTTAAAGTTGGTGCAGTAATTTTTGCACTATCTCAAATTCCAGGCGGATTCATTAAAGACATGTTTGATGGTATTGTTGATTCTATAAAAGAATTGGCAAGCTTGTTATTGAATGAAATAAAAACGGCTTTCGATGGGTTTGTTGAAGATATTAAAAAGTGGTTCAATGATGTTGTACAACCTATACTGGATGAATTAAGTGCATTTCTACAAAAAGTTTGGCAAAAAATAACAGACTTTTTTAAACCTGTTTTCGATTGGGTTGGAGAAAAAATAAAAACAATTATTGAACACCTCCAACCTGTATTTGATTTTATGAAAGGTGTTTTGGATAAAGTTTTTGTTGTAGTAAATGCACTTAAAGAAAAATTAGCATATCTGCAACCAATTTATGATTCACTTGTAGAGAAGGTTAATAAAGTAAAAAGCCTTCTTGGCATGGATGAAAAGAAAGCAGAAGCACCAGCAGCACCTGTTGCAAAAGCACCCGCCGCAGCATTACCATCTACTGGTGCCGGTGGTGGTAGAGGTGGCCAAGGAGGTCCAACTGCCGCAGAAAATATAAAAAAGAATTTAACACCATCTCAATTACAATGGTTAGGTAATGCAGACCCAACTGACGAATATATTATGTCGAGGATGCCTGCACCAATAGCGGGCGAAAAAGGTGGACCTCCTGCACCAAAACCTGCGGCCGCAACCGCTGGCGCAGGCGCACCCTCTGGTCCCGCACCTGTTGTATCTGCTGGTAAAGCACCTGCAATGGGTAGTTTAGATGACACAAAGAAAATGATTATCAAACATGAAGGCATAAGAGATATGCCTTATAAAGATAGTCTTGGTTTGTGGACAGTCGGTGTTGGACATTTGATTGGAGATGGCAAGTCATTACCTCCAGAATATAATAGAAAATTCACTCAAGCAGAAATTATGAAAATGTTTGATGATGATTTTCACCATCATGCAAAGGCCGCTGAAAAGATTCCAGGTTACAATAAAGCAAATGCAGCTGGTCAAGGTGCATTGATTGATTTGACATTCAATATGGGTAATTCTTGGTATAAAAAGTGGCCTAACTTCTGTAAAAAATTAGCTGCAGGAGATTTCAAAGGTGCTGCTGATGAACTCGCAGGAAGTAAATGGGCTCAACAAGTAAAGAGTAGAGCGCAAACCATTATCGGTTTAGTAACTAATGCGGGCGAAGGCGGAGCCGCACCGACTCCTGTAGGTGGTGAAACAAAAGTCGCTTCTGCGACACCTTCTGCTGCACCAAGTCCTGCACCTTCACCAACATCTGGTGCACCTGGTGGTCCTGCAAAAGTAACTGCACCTGCGCCAATGAAAGATTCTGTTCCATCTGCAAGTGGTGGTGCAACTCAAACTGCCGCAACTGGTGGTTCACTTTCTAGTGTAGTTAAACTTGATTCTGGTGTTGACATTGGTGGTTTTGCAACAGAATTTGAAAAACGTGTTGCCACGATGGCCGCAGATTTCAAATCAAAAACAGGAAAAACATTACTGGTCACTTCTGGTTATAGAAGTAATGAAAAACAAAAATCATTATTCGACCAAATGGTCGCTAAACTTGGTGGTGATAAAGCTGCGGCTAAAAAGAAAGTTGCAGAACCTATGCCACCTTTAGGGCAAGGCAAAGGAAGTTTTCACTTAAAAGGTCTTGCAATTGATATTAACTCAAAAGGTGCAGATGGTCTAAATGCACTTGCAGGTCCTAGAGATAAACCTACTGGTTGGTTAGAATCATTTGGTCTGACACGACCAGTTGTTGGTGAAGATTGGCACGTTCAAGCAACAGGTTTAGAACCAACACCTGATAACCCTGTAAATCCTGGTTCTCCAACATTAGTTGCGGGAAAAGATGGCAAGCCAACTAACTTGGCAACAGGTAAATCAGAAAGTCTTCCTGTTGAGGCAACAAGTAGTAGTAGTGGTACTGCGGTTGCATCTGCATCCACAGAAGTCGCAGCAGGTCAAAGAGCACAACAAAAACCAAGTACTCCAATTATTATTAATGCACCAACTACAACTACAACTACTGTAGTTAAAAATGAGTCTGTTAGAAATCCAAACGAAAAAGTAGCAGACACCAATCAAACTCTACTTGCAAGAGCCACATAAAAAAACCCTGCCGAAGCAGGGTTCAAACAAAGTTTTATTTGTTTATTGTGCAAGCGATTTGAAGTAATCCAAATCTTCATCTTCTGTAACTGGTTTATCAATCACAGAAATATCATCATCATTAAACTTGCTTACTACGGCAGTATCTGCCTTAGATACAGGTGCAACACCTTCAAAGCCTAGAACCTTATCAAGACGAGACTTGAGTTGGTCATAAGGTTTGAATTGTTTCTTCTCTGTAAATTCTTTCAGAGAGTATTCTTTCTTCCACAATTCTTCAAGTTTAGAATCATCACCATCAAGTACTGCACCTGGTGTGGCGAATTCTGATTTATCGTAGTTGCGATAACCTTCAACATTACGAATCTTCAACTTGAAGTTAGCACCTTCCCATAAGTCAAATGGGTTAACAGGTGTCTCATCCGCAAACTCAGGATTCATTGCTTCAGTAATCTTATCAAAGATTTTCTTACCGAATTTGTACAAACGAATCTGACCTTCGTTGGATGGATTTGTTGGGTCTGATACGACCAAAATGTTTGCAACATAACTCAACTTGCGTTTTTGTTTACGAGCAATATCTTTATTGGCTTCAATTCCTGAATTCCATAGTGTGTTGTTATGTTCACAAACTGGACACTTCTCATTAAGAGTTGTGAGACAGTTATCAATGAACCAACCACCAGGTCCCTGAAAGCCGTGACTGAATGTACGAACCCAAGGTAGAGCATCATCACCATCAACCGCAGGAGCAGGAAGAAAACGAATAACAGCCATGCCGTTACCTGCTTTATCTACTTCTGGTTGCCAGAAACGTGTGTCATCTTTGGATCCTGCTTCAGCAGGTTGGGAGGTTGCTTCAATCGCTTTGGTTAGTGTTTTGATATCACTACGATTGCGCTTAAGATTAGCAAATGAACTCATATGTATTTCCTTTAGTATTAGGTTCTGTTTTGTGTATATTTTTATCCACAGTATGCATTATATCACTATATTTAGTTGTTTGTCAAGCAGACCTCTAAGTATAGTAAGAGTTTCGCCTACTTCTTTATGAAGTATGCCATACCCACCAGCCGCATTAAAATCATTAATGATGCTTGATGTATCATCAATTAGTACTGATTCGGGATTCGCATATTCAGCTTTATATTTCTTACCAGGAACTATATTTGCTTTATATGGAATGCCCTTCTCGCACAACCAATGAATTTTGTGTTCCGTAACTTCTTTGTGATATTTTAAACCACCAGAAGACGAAAGCATTTCAATATTGATACCTTGGTTCTGACACCATTTAATGTATGTCAATAAATCGAGCGAACCGGAGAACCAATCCAATGTTTTGAATTGTTCTGTTTCAATAAATTTTGTCCAGTTGACGGACCAATCTTTTCTGTCTCTCATTGAGCCAGGTGATTCATTGAACAACTCAATGTACCGACTCTCAAAGTCACATAAGACACCATCCATGTCTAGGTAAATATTCTTAATCATTCAACACCTTTTTCAAAATCAACTTGTATTTTACACTATCTTGTGGTAGAAATGAGGCATACTTGATACACTTTCGCCTAACTTCTGGCCATCTGATAGTGTCATTGATTTTATTTGTCCACATAGGAAAGAATCCAAGTATCTGATTAAGTAAGCACAAAGATTCAATTTGTACTTCTTTCCTCAAAGTCTTGGTCAATAGTAATGGGTAATCACCATCGCTACTTA